TGCAAATAGAGACACGTATGTTAATAGTGCTAGATACGTGAGATACATAACAGGTAGAAATAAGTTGCTATGGCTCTTTGAATGGGGAATGGATGAGAATACCAATCTATTAAAAAATCTAGAAGTCGGAGTATCTTTGCAGACGAAGACCGGATCAGAAGTAGTAACTTCTATAGAAGAAGTTTCACTGCCTGCGGGAACTAAAGGAACACTCTGGCGTCACTCAGTCACTGGCTCGGGAACATATTTTGTAAATGGTTTTGCAGTTGCTGCGAGAATAAATGAAAATTGGGACTATAAGAATAAAAAGTTATATGACGGTTCTTTTACTATTGTAAATAACACCGACACTGGCGTCATTAGTAGAGAATTTAATTTTAACTCAGCAAACAACACTTATCCGGTATGGGACTATGCTATGAATGATTGGAATCCATCCTTAATCAATCCGGCGAGGTAACATATGTCTTTCTTTATACAAACTAAAGTATCTATGGCCGACGGATCTACAAAGAATATTGAAGATATTCAAGTTGGAGATCAAGTCTTAGACTACAAATTACAACCTCAGACGGTCTTAGGGGTCAATGTTAAGCACTTACATTCGAGCCAAGAACTTGTAGATATAAATGGAAAGCTTGAGATAAATTCTAATTATCCACTATTAGGAGTAGACGGTAACTTCTATCTTAATTTAACTAATCACTCAAACGATCCGATATATCATATCTATATTGCAGAGAATAATTTAATGAAAAGAATCTGGACAGTTTTTCCAGCTAATTTATTAAAACAAAGTTATATTGGTATGAATATAAAGACTGTGACCGGAAGTGAAGTCATAACTTCCATGGAAACAGTAGATCATCCGACAACTTTTGATGAGAGAACTGTGTACATGTTACACGTATCAGGAAATGGTACGTACTTCGTTAATGGCTTCTGTGTCAATGGAAACTTTAATATGGAGTGGGACTATGAGAATGATAGAGCTTTTACAGAAACTGCAACTATCATCTTAAACCACGATGAGTCTCAGTTGTCTCGCCATGGAATAACTTATAGAGGATCTTTTCAAAGAGTTCTAAATTTTGATACCTCTAATAGTAGATATGATTATTGGAGCAATGATCTTGGAATCTGGTTATATGCAAATTCCATTTAATAGGATTTTATAATATGCATGATAAAAAAATTATTGATATGTTTAGAATACCGATCTTTGAGTTTAAGTTTAAAGATCATGAGTTATACAGACAACAGTGGATAGATACTTTAGAAACTCCTGGTATGTGGAGAGACAAATCCGGTAACGCTGATAGAACTTTTAAAGTAACTTCACCTAATCTACATAAAGACGATAGGTTTAATCCTCTCAGAGTTTTTTTTCTCGAGTGTCTCTATAGCGTAGTTGGAGAATCATGCGGCATCCACGCTGACGTTGGAATAACCAGTATGTGGGTTACTAAGCATGAAAAAAATGGTTACCATCATTCTCACACGCATGGTAATACTTTCTTTGCTGGAGTATACTATTTAGACTCGGATAGTGAAAATCCAGCAGGGACTGAGTTTGAAAATGTTATGTCAGATTTTTATTCTTTTAATAGATTAAAAATTTATGATACTAATAGAACTTTGCAGAGTAGCTCTTTTCAAAGCACTAGTGAAGTTTCATTTGAGAGAGGAAAGCTTATTATATTTCCAGGATGGTTGAGACATAAGACTCAGCAGAATCCAGGAGAGAAAAGATACATCTTTGGTTGGAACACCATGCCAATTGGATATAATAACAATGATTACTATGATAGGTATCATTACGCTGACTTCAGAGATACCTTTTTAATAGGTGATGATCTAAATGATTTTGAGAAATAATAAATACTAAAAACTAACAGGAAGTATTAAAATGGCAGTCCCAGCATCGAGAGCCGACTTTAAAGAATATTGCCTTCGCAAGTTAGGTAAGCCGGTTATTGAGATCAACGTAGACGACGACCAAGTCGAAGACCGTATCGATGAGGCGCTTCGCTATTTCTGGGACTACCACTTCGACGGTGCCGACAAGCAGTACTACCGCTATCCAATCCAGACAAAAGATCTTCCAGATAGAATTGCTGAACTTCGCATAGTCAGCGGCGGCACTGGCTATTCTAATACTGACACGATCACGTTTACAAATGCTACTGGAGATAACGAGGGAGGAAGCGCTGCTGCAACTCTCGTGACTGACAATAATGGAACGATTACCAGCGTTACAGTAACAAATCCTGGAGTTCGCTACAGACTCGACCCAACGGTAACCGTTAACACGAGTACCGGATCTGGAGCTAACCTACTAGCCTCTAAAGGTGGGTGGATTCCACTACCTGATAATATCATCGGTGTAGTTAATCTATTCCCGATTGGGCAGTCTCTCAATACAAACAACTTGTTTAACATTCGATACCAGATTGCTCTCAACGACCTCTATACTCTTACATCTGTGTCGATGGTTCCATACTACATGGCACTTAACCATGTCCAGTTCTTAGAAGAGATGCTCGTTGGCAAGCAGCCGATCCGCTACAACAGGCATATGAATCGCGCTTATATCGACATGGACTGGGGAGTGGTCAACGTTGGAGACTACGTGATTCTTGAAGCTTACTCAATTGTAGATCCAAACACATTCACCAAGACTTGGAGCGATCGCTGGCTCGCTAGGTACGCCGAGTGCCTGATTAAAGAGCAGTGGGGGCAGAACCTAAAGAAGTTTGATGGGATGAAGATGCCCGGCGGTCTTACATTCAACGGTCAAAAGATCTATGATGAAGCAGTTCAAGAAAGAAAAGCACTAGAAACAGAGATGGTCTATACTTACTCGATCCCTGCTGCAGACCAGATCAGCTAAGTAGGAGGCTGTCAGATGGAAGCGTTCGTATATTGTTGGACAGATAAACTTACCAATAAACTATATGTAGGTTCACATAAGGGATCTACAGGCGACGGATACATATGTTCCAGTAAACCAATGATGAAAGAATATAGAAAAAGGCCGAATGATTTTTCTAGGCAAATAATAGCAGAAGGCAATTTTACCGATATAAGAAAACTTGAATCAGTAATACTGAAGTCAGTAAATGCCTCTCTTGATGAACAGTTTTATAATATGCACAATAATGATGGAGATTTTTATTTTGGAGGTTGGCAGAAAGGACAGTTCTCAGAAGAACATAGAAAAAAAATGTCAGAAGCTGCTAAAAAAAGAATAAGGTCAAAAGAACACATTGAAAAATTACATGCAGGCCGTAGAGCTTCAAAGAATTCACCAGAACATGCTGCGGCTGTAATTGCTTCTCGTAAAAATTCAAAGCACAGTAAAGAAACAAAACAAAAAATGCGTGAAGCAAAAGCCAAAATAAGTTCAGAAAGAAAAAGTGAAATAGCTCGTAATGCCCGTGCAGCTCATAAGAATAAGGGAGGTATGGTCTATGTCGACTAATTTCTACTTTCAATAATTTTAAGTCCAGCCAAGAGCAGCTTCTCCTTGAGAACTTAATCATCGAGGCGATTAAGATCTATGGCGAAGACATGTACTATGTCCCTCGTAATCTCGGCAACTACGACCAGCTACTCACCGCAGACGACCAGTCAACTTACACCAATCCATTCTTGGTTGAGTTCTATATCAAGTCAGTCGATGGATTCAGCGGCGACGGTAGCTTCATGTCTAAGTTTGGTCTCGAGATCAGGGATCAAGTTGTGTTCTCAATAGCACAGAGAGTATTCAACGAGGAGATCGGAGCATACACTGCGATCGAGAGACCTCGAGAAGGAGACTTGATCTTCTTCCCTCTCAACAACAAGTGCTTCCAGATCAAGTACGTTAATAAGTTCGAGATGTTCTACCAACTCGGTGCTCTACAGACTTGGGAGATGACTTGTGAGCTGTTCGAGTACTCAGACGAGGTATTCAATACCGGTATTCCAGAGATCGACGCGATTCAGACCAAGTTCTCAACTAACATTCTCGACTGGGCACTTAGAGACGAGAATGATAACTACCTGTTAGACGAAGAAGATAACTATCTAGTAGTGGAAGGATTTAATATCGAGCAGGTAGTAGCGGGTGCTGAGAATGAAACTCTCATTTCTGGTTCTAATAACTTCCCGTCTGGGTCG